TTCCCCTTTTTTGTTGCAATAATGGCGACTAGTAAACTCAGTGCAGTTAACACCCTTCTCGCCATTATTGGTGAGGCACCTGTAAACAGTCTTAATGCTCCTTTGACTGGTGACGCAAGTTTGGCAGAGCGTACTTTGGATGAAGTGAGCCGAGAGGTTCAAGGTGCTGGGTGGTCTTGGAACACAATGCTGTATGACTCCATTCCTCTGGACGCTTCTACAGGTCAATCCCAGCTTCCTAGCAACACCCTTGCTGTTCGGTTCAATCCGCTTACCTACCCATCTCAAAGGTTTGTTCTTCGTGGTCTGCGGCTTTTTGATCGCGTTAGGAATACATACGATCTGAGGGGTAGTCTTGGTGTTGCTGTAGTTGGGAACAGCAGTGACCTTGTAGCTGAGATTATTGAAGAGTTGGATTGGGACAGCATTCCTGAAACTGGCAGACGCTACATAATGATTCGTGCTGGTCGGATGTTCTCTAACCGTGCTGTTACGTCTTCCAGCATTGAAGCTTACACAGCAGAAGATGAGAAAGCTGCGTTGGAGACTTTGAAAAGAACTGAGGATATGGCTCAAAATTACAACTTCATCAGTGGTCCTGACGATATGTACGGTGGCCGTGTGACTACTACCTTTGGTCCTGATATTCTTGATCGCTGATGTCTAAAGAACTTTTCAGTCAAATCATTGGGCCTCTTAACAAAGGCGTAAACCAGCAAGCAGATAGCTTTGTGCTGCCTGGCTTTGCTAAAGAGCTTGAGAACGCCAACTGTGACCTTGTAGAGGGTCTTAAGAAGCGTCTAGGTTCTGTACCAGTAAAGCGTATCGACACGCTTACTAAGAACGCTGGTGGCCTCACCCTGGTCAACCCGATCAAATGGGATGAAGCCTGGGTCTACGTTTATAACCGAAGCAGCACCGAACGTTTTATCCTGATTATTGCTGACGACAGTAGGACCGTTAGCAAGACCGGAAACATTACCTCTGGTTCTGCTGTTGTAACGTCTGTCAGCTCTATGACAGATTTGTTTGTTGGTTCTGCTGTTACTGGTACTGGGATTCCTAGTGGTACCACCATTGTTGATATTGATACAGCTGGCTCTCGTATCACCCTGAGTAAGAACGCTACAGCTACGACTACAGGTGTGACCTTAACAATTGAAGCTAACTACACTTTTGTAGCTGGCATCTCAAACGTTGAGCCTATTAGTGGAATCTTGCCTGAAGTGGTGCCTGTAGAGCAAGTCTTTGCAAATATCACCTCTACAAATCTTGGATATTTTCGTGGTTCTGGTCGTGCCCGTGACCGATTCAGGGCTACGTCATTTCAGGATTACGTCTTTGTAACAAATATCCAAAAGGAAGTTGCTTACGACGCTGCTGAAACTCTGACTCGTTACAACGTCAGTAACATCAGTGGAACATTTAGACCCACCAAAGCTCAGGTGTGGGTCAAACTGGTTGACTACGATACTGAATATCGAGTCGATATTGTCCTAGATAATAACGTAACCATTACAGGTAAATACCTAACTCCTTCTTTAACTGACGGGAGTGGTAATCCTATTGTTGTTAGTTCTGAAGAGATTGCTTCTTGTTTGGTTTCGTTCTCAGAAACAGCAACAGGAACTGTATCTTCTGGTAGTACAACAATAAGCAGCATTAACGCTGCTGACCTTAAAAAAGTTTATATCGGTGACACTATTACAGGTGCCCACATTCCTACTGGAACAACGGTAGTCAGTAAAGGTACTACCAGCCTTGTGATGAGTGCTGCTGCTACTGGTGGCGGTTCTCATACTTATACTTTTGGTCACGGTCTTGATCAAAAAGACTCAACAAACCAATTGACGTTTGAGGTACAAGGCTCTCAAATTCTCATCGGTCTTACTAGTTCTTCACAGTACATCAAAAGCATTGTGGCTTCTGATGCTCGTGGCAGCACTTTGATGTCTGGTTTCTCCAACCAAGTCACAAGCATCACAGAGCTTCCTCCGACCTCTTGGGAGGGCTATACGGTGCTTGTGGCTCCTGATGGGTCTTCTGATCAAAGTGCTTACTACCTAACCTTCAACGCTGAGAACACCACAACTTCTGGTGCCTTTGCTCGTGGTGTGTGGGAAGAGGCTTCTGGGTGGGGCACCAGGGGGCTTCTGGACGACAACACGATGCCTCATGCCTTTGTGTATTACAGGAACGCTAACGGCCTTGTTCGGTTTACCGTACAACCGTTTAGCGGTAGTACCTACACAGACGGTGCTGTTTCAATTGATATCCCTGGTTGGACATCTCGTCTTGCTGGTGATGAGGATGAACTACCTGGACCTTCCTTTGTTGGGTTTGGGATTAACGATGTTGTGTTCTTTAAAAACCGTTTGGGATTTGTTAGCGGTGAGAACGTCATCCTCAGTGAGTCTGGTGCCTATTACAACTTCTGGCAGCAGTCAGCACTTCAAGTTGTAGACAGCGATCCTATTGACCTTACAGCTGTTAGCAACGACGTAGCCGTACTTAACTACGCCCTTCAACAACAGGATGAGCTGGTTCTGTTTTCCAATGAAAACCAGTTTCGTCTGTACTCTGGTGACAACGTAACGTTTAGTCCTGAGACAGCCTCTGTAGGCCGTATTAGTTCCATCAGTATGGAATCTAATGTACGCCCTGAACAGGTAGGACCTCAGGTGTTGTTTCCTGTTAAAGAAGGAGACTTCACTGGGTTTCACACGTTCATTACGACTGACAGAACTGTTGGCATTAACCTCGGTCAAACAGCAGTAATCACTGAAACGGTACCTAAGTTCATTCCAAAGAACATCGACTCTTTGGCTGTCAGCCGTACCGATCAATATTTGATTGCCCTCAGTAGTGACGAACCTACTGCTCTGTACGTTTACCAGTTCTTCTGGGAGGCCTCTGGTGGCTCTCTAACCAACCGTCAGAACGCTTGGCATAAATGGACCTTCCCTAATAAGAACATCTATTGGTGTGACTTTGTTGAGGGTACTCTGTTCAAGCTGGTGAGCTACAACAACAGCGGTTCTACTGAGTATTACCTTGAAGGTATCAACGCCTCTAGACCCCCTCAGAGCAGCTCAAACCTGTTCCTGTTGGATCGTCAGATCTCCAGTTCTATTACAACTGACCTAGGCGCAGCTACGTTTACCTATAGTGCTGCTACTAACAAGACGACTGTAACCCTCCCTTACAGGACGGTTAACGAAAGTCAATTTGCAGTTATCAAACAGGACAGTGGTGATGCGTCAGAATCTGAGAAGCGCTGGATCGTGGCTGCTAGTGTGCCAGCTGGTGTTACTAGTTTCGTTTGCGATAGCCTTGGGGATTTCTCGGACAGCTCTTGGGTCTTTGGTGAAAAGTATACGTTCACCTTTAGACCGCCTCAGATTATGCCTTACACCAGAACAGCAACAGACAACACTTATATTGGCAATCGTACTGGTCGTTTGCAGCTGCGATATTGCGATATTTATTACAACGATGCAAGGTACTTCACTGTTGAAGTGACGCCTAAACATCGAGATACAGTTACCTATGAGTTTGACCGTAGGGACCCTCTAAATGGCAACATTGTTATCAGTGAAGAAGAGCCCTTTGAAGAAGCTAAATTCCGTGCTTATATTCAAAGCAAGAATGACCAAGTTACAGTGGAGCTAGTGAACGACAGCATCGACCAGGCTAAGTTCATCGCTCTTGAGTGGACTGGTCTGTACTTTGATGTGGCGAGGAAGTACGGCTGATGGCTAGCATTTTTGAATTGCCTTCAATGCTTAGCATTGCTGAGTTTGGCTTAAAGGGTCTTACATCTATTGCTGGGTATCAGTCTCAACAAGCTGAAATCAATAGGGCTAACGCTGCTGACCAAGCTCAGTTCTGGACTCAGTATTCTGCTCAAAGCCAAGAGAACTACAGGGCCTATGAAGCTCAGCTCAACTCTTGGTATCGGGAAGCTGATTACGTTGAAAAGCGTAGGCAGTATGAGTTGCAACTAGCTGAGCAACAAGCGGCCTTTAAGGGAGCTGTGACGACTGCAGCTACTAAGAACTTTGAGAAGCAACTAGCTGATCTTGAGGGTCGCTTTTATGAGGAAGAGGCAAAGGAAACTGTTGAGCTTGAAAACATCAGGACTCAATCGTTTGCTGCTAAAGCTAAGGTTGCTGCTTCTGGACAAGTTGGTAGGACTGTTCAGCGTATGCAACAACAGTACAACCAACAGTATCTGTCAAACGTAAGTAATCGTCAGATCACTCGCAATTTCCGAATAGCGGATAAGATTCGAGCTGCTGAGGCTGCAAACATTGCTCGTGAAAACACTGGCAATCAAGTGCAGTATTACACTCCTCAGCCAATCTCTGATCCTGTAAAGCCTCTAGCACCCCTTCCTATTCAAGCTGTAGCTCCTACGCCTCGCAGTGGTCCTAGTGGTACTGCTCTAGCTATTAACCTCGGTAGTTTGGCTTACGAGGCTTACGAAAACTACAAGGCTATGCAACCGCCTGCTCCTAAAGGTGTAGACCCGAAATCATCTTATAAAGGAGCTAAGCCTGCTGAAACGCTCCCCATCATTCCTGAGACTCAACAATGACAAGCAGTTTTGGCATTACCCCTCAACGTCAGGTTCGTGATCAACTCCTTCAACCTGAACAACCTCAAGCTCTACCAAAACCTGCTGAACCTGCTGGGATCCCGCAACAGGTAGGTGGTCAGCTGATGTATTCAGCGTCGTACCAACCTGACACTAAAACTCAGCAAACCATTAAAAGCCTTGAAGATTTCCTTTCTAAAGAGGGTGTCTTTGATCGTGGCTCCAAGATGCTGTTTGAGGGCTATAAAGAGAACAAACGTAAAGAAGCTCTTTCGCTGCTTAAAAGCGAAGCTAATGCGTATCAAGACTTAGAGCAGAACAGCAAAGAGATCCAAGCTCTTAATAAAGCTGGAAAACCTGAGCTAGCCTCTCAAGCTCGTCTCAGTAACCCCTGGACTAATTTCTATTACTACGACGTAAAGGCTACTAACGCAGGTCAACAGATCGCCACTGATCTGGCCATGTGGGGTCGTAAAGAGGCCTCTAAGCTGGCTGAGATTGCTAGCCCTGCTGAACGTGCTGCTGCTGTTGCTGCCAAGGCTAAAGAGCTTCAACAGTCCTATGCAGACATCCCTGAGGCTTTTGTATCTGCAAAGATCGATCCCCTCATTGCAGCTACTACTCTTGACCTGAAAGCTGATATTGCTAACAAAGCTTATGAACTGAACGACCGTACCATCAAACGTACAGCTTCTGAACTGCTGCTAGGTAAGTGGCGTCTTGGTGCAAAGTTTAACCAAGCAGAAAGCACTAATACCTACAGCACTGAACTACTCAAGCAAGGCGTTCTAGAGCAGCGTGAGTGGCTTATCAATAAGCAAGGGTATTCCAAGCAAGAGGCTACGGATGCTTTGGCTGAGATGTTTGATAAAGATGTCATCTTTCTTGATGCCAACGGTGACCAACTAAACGATATTGGTGAGTCTTACAGTGCGTTCAATATGCTGCGCACTCTTGGTGAGATTCAAGTAGATGGGATCTCTTTGCTTGATTTGCGTGATAGTAAGGGCCGTAACTTCCGTAACGTTGTTGAAGCAGCAGTAGACCGAGCCACCAAGCGTCAGGAGCTTCGTGAAGGTTCTATTGAACGTGGACTACAACGTGGTCAACGAGAGTTCACTCGAATGCTTAAGGATCGTTCAACGCTGTGGTGGACAGAGAACCCCAACCCCACAGATGAACAGATCATTGCTCGTCAACAGGAAGAGGAACTGTTTATCCAGCAGCAAGCTCAACGTGGCTATTTGCCTCCTGGTGTGTCGTACCAGAACGCTGTAGACAGCATGAGGGATCAATACAAGTTCTCTCAAAAGCAACTGACGCCTGAAGCAGCAGCTTTGTTGGTTGAAGAGGCTAAAGATCTTATTGATGGTGGTGCTACTGAGATTCCACCTGACCTTCGTGCTCGTCTTGAAGGTACTAATGTTTATGGCCAAGTGATTGGCCTGTTTGGTGGTGCTCGTCGTAAAGACAACGCTGAGGCTCGTGCTGCTGCTTCCAGTGTTCAGAAAGGGCTACTAAAGGGCCTTCTGGATGGCCTTAAAGGTTCCTTTGAACAGGATCCACAGATCAAAAGTCTTTCCCAACAAAAGGGAGA